AACCAAGCCTGCCGACGCTGAAGTGGAAACCGTTTCCACCCAGGCCGCCGAAGCGCCTGCCACCCCGCGCTTCCAGGGCATCGACCCGGCCGAGTACAAGACCCAGCGCGCCGCCATCGTTGCCGAGAAGGCCAAGGGCCTGAAAGACCTGATGGAAGGCGTGATCGAGCCCGACGCCTACAGCGCGCTGGTGGACGCCGCAGACGAAAAGCTCGAGGCCCTGGCGGTGGCGCGCACGCTGCACGAGGCCAACGCGCAGACCGAGGCGCAGACGCAAGCCCAGGTGCTCGACAAGATCATGCGCGCAGCCAAGGCCGATGGCATCGACTACGCCGCCAATGGCAAGGCCGCGCGCCGCTTCGACGCCGAGATGGCGCTGATGGACGCTGACGGCGACAAGCGACCGTATGCCGAGCGCGCGGCCGACGCGCACAAGACCGTGGCAACGCTGCTGGGCAAGCCCAAGGCGACCCCCGAACCGACCAAGCCGCGCGAGAACGCCAAGGGGCCGGTGACGCTGCGCAACGTGCCGGCCGCCGAGGTGCCCAACAACGGCGGCAGCTGGGTGGACGCGCTGGGCAAGCTGAGCGGCCAGGACTACGAGGCCGCCTATGCCAAGCTGACACCGGCACAGAAGGCCCAACTCCTGAACGACTGAGGCAACGATGGCCGAAAGACCGATTCAGACCGGGTTCAACCTGATCGACGTGAAAGTTGGCGAAACAATCCGCCTCGAATCGGTTGACTTCGGCGAAATCTCAGTGACGATCAACGCGAAGGACGGGCAGCGTGTCCGTCTAGGGGTCAAGGCAGGGCCGAACGTGAAGGTTCGGCGGCCTGAACGCAAGGCGGCTTGACCCGACCGTAAACCCCGCAGGGCCTGTGTGCCCTGTGATTTAGGCTCGCAGGATGTGAGCCATGGTGCCTTCTTAGGAGCAAACCATGGCACGCACGACCATCCTCCCGACCGACCCCAACAAGCGCAAGGCCTGGGCATCCACCGTCGCCCAAGACAGCGCCAAGGAGCAGTATTACTCGCGCCTGACCGGCGAAGAAGGCAGCTACTCGGCCATCGTCAAGAAGACCGACACCGAGAAGGGCGCCACCGACGAGATCGTGACCGCGCTGGTTGCCAAGCTGCGCGGCAAGCCGGTGATCGAGGGCGAAAAGCTCGAAGGCCGCGAGTTCAAGCTGCAGCACGCCAGCCACACGATGCGGATCAACGAGTTCCGCCACGGGGTGAACATCGGCGCCCGCATCGAGCAGTCGCGCGTCGGCTTCAACCTGCGCAAGCAGGGCCGCGAGAAGCTGACGGACTACATCAAGGAGCTGTACGAGGAAACCATCTGCTGCGCGCTGGCCGGCGCCCGCGGCGTGGGTGACGAGGTGCAGCACCTGGCGACCGACTACACCGGCTACCCGAACGCCCTGCGTGCCCCCGATGCGGCCCACCTGTTCGTCGGCACGGCCGGCGACAAGGCAAAGGCCACGCTGGTTGCCGGCGACAAGCTGAGCCTGGCGACGGTGAACAAGCTGCGCACCAAGGCCAAGAAGATGCTCGGCGGCCAGCCCGACAAGGCCGTGAAGATGTCGCCGATCACCATGGGTGGCAAGAAGGGCTTCGTGCTGGCGGTCTGCCCCGAGGGCATGCAGGACATCCGCGACGACTCGGGCGCCCAAGGCTGGTTCGAGGCGCAGAAGGCTCTCGTCAACAACATCGGCAAGGACGCCGAGCTGTTCAAGGGCGGAGCCGGCTGGTTCAACGGCGTGATGGTCGATGAGCTGGAAACCTGCGTCAAGTTCACCGACTACGGCGCGGGCTCCAACGTGCCTGCCGCGCGGGCGCACTTCCTGGGCGCCAACGCAGCCTGCGTGGCACATGGCACCAAGGGCATGGCTGACGGCATGACGGTGAGCCTCGACGAGGACACCGCCGACCGCAAGCACGACGCCATCCTGTTCTTCGAGATGATCTTCGGCGCCGACAAGTCGGCCTTCAACGGCATGGACTACGGCCAGATCACCGTGGACCACGCCTTCACCGCGGCCGTGTAAGGCCACAAGGCTCCGGGCGATCCTGGGGCCGCTTCCAACACTGATTCAGGAGCACCAAAGTGGCCCTCTACCAAAGCAAGCAAGTCCTGGCGCGCACGCCGATCCCGAACCAATCCGGCTACGACGACCTGATGCCGATCCAGGGCGAGTTCGTGGTTCCCGCGGGCGGCATCGTCGTCAACAGCGTGGTCGAGATGGGCGGCATCGAGCCGAACATGCGCGTGGTGGACGCCATCATCCACAACACCGCGGCCGGCGCCAGCGCGACGTTCGACTTCGGCTACCTGTCGGGCAGCTACGGCGCCACCACGGGCACCGCGCGCACCTGTGGCGCCGAGTTCATCGGTGCCGGCGACATGAACGCCACCACGGTAAAGCGCCTGACCAAGAGCGTGACCGCCGAGCCGACCGCGGCCGTGGGCAACGACACCGACAGCACCGTGGGCTGGGGCTTCAAGGTCACGGGCGCCACCTGGGCGGCGGATACCAAGATCCGCGCCACGCTGCTGGTCGCTGCCCTGTAAGGCCATGGCGACCGCGCGCAACGCAGGGCGCACCGGGGCGGCAGCAAGAGCCCCGGAGCCTGAACTGTCGGCAGCTGACCGGGAGAACCCCGACAAGCTGGCCGGCGATGCCCTGCGCGCGCTGGCACACCGTCGCGGCATCGCCCGCAGCGAAGCGGCCACGATGAGCGACGACAAGTTGCGCATGCAGATGCGCTACATCACCCAGCGACAGTACGCCGAAAGCGACTGATGGCCTCGACCGTGCTCATGCGCGATGTCCTGTGGCGCGCGAGCACGCTGCTGATGGACACGGCGCCGCAGTTCCACCGCAACACCGAGCACGACATGGTGGACGCGGCCAACGATGCTGCGTCGGCCATCGCCAAGTTCGTTCCTGGCGCGTGCTCGCGCGTGGACGCCATCAAGCTGCGCCCCGGCACGCTGCAGACCATCGCCGAGATCGCGGCGGCCGACTGCAAGCCGGGCGACGGCAGCACGCCGACGCTGCCGATCATCGGCAACTCGGTGCTCGACCCGATCTGCAACATGGGCGCCGATGGCCTGACGCCAGGCCGCGTGATTCGCGTGGTGGACAGCAAGACGCTGGACGCGCAAGACCCGACCTGGCACGCGACCACAGGCGCAGCGGTGAAGTCCATCGCGTTCGACCCGCTGACCCCGCGCTACTTCCAGGTCTACCCCGGCGTGCCGGTGCCCACCGCCGTGTGGATCAGGCTCGCCTACACCGCGCAGCCGCTGAAGATCCCCAACACCGGAACGGCCGGGTCCGAGCTTTACGCGCTGGCCGGCACGTCCACGCAGACGCTGACCATCGCCGACGAGTTCGCCGACGACGTGGTGAACTACATCGTCGCGCGCATGTGCATGCGGCCCAGCGAGTGGTCTGACGCCTCCAAGGGCAGCGCATTCGCGTCCATGTTCACGGGCGCCCTGAACGCCAAGGTGCTGGCGATCACCGGCAGCAACCCGAACCTGCAGTTCCTCCAATTCGACCCGTCATCGGCCGGGAGAGCGAAGTGAGGAAGTACGCCGATGTCGTGCAGGACACGGCCGGCAACGCGGTGGCCGGCGCGAGCGTGGCCGTCTACTCCACGCTGGGCGCAGCAGCAGACCTGTACGCCGACGCGGCCGGCACGATGCCCTACCCGAACAACGTGGTCCTGACCGACGACGAGGGCTACTTCGAGTTCTACGTTGAGGACGGCCGATACAACATCTCGGCCACCAAGGGCGTGGTCTACATGATCCGCCAGGACGTGGAAGTGGTGGACTCGGCCACCTTCTCCGACGCCATCGGCGAGTTGCAGTCGTTCGCGGTCAACATCGGCGAGACCGCGAACCAGATCACGATCACGCCCGACGTGGACGGCAACCTGATCCTGGGCACGCCGCAAAGCATCGGCCCGACCAGCAGCCCGACGTTCAATGACCTGTCGGTGCGCAAGCTGGCCGGCAAGGGCGTGCCGACGCTTTCGTCCTGGGGCACCGGGGCGGGGGCAAGCGCAGTGCCTGCAGCCGGGTCGGTCTCTGGCACGGACCTTCTCATCATCGTCAGCGTCAACCCGAGCGTGACGCCCGCAGCCAACTCGCCCATCGCCAACATCGCGTGGTCGGGCGGCAATGGCATGTTCGCTGTGGCGCCGACGTGCGCCGTGCTGGCGCTCAACCGCAACGCCTACGCCGCGACCAGCTCGACCGCGGCCGGCGTCATCGCAACGGGTGGCGTCAACGGCGTGACGCTGACTTCAGGCGCCTCGACCCCGCTGACGGCCGGCAACACCTACGTGTTCGGCATCCTGGTGATGGGGGCGTGATGGCGATGTACCAAGCCCTCGCCAGCGTCCTGCCAGGCACGCTGCTGCTGAACTTCAAGATCCCGAACACGCGGTACGGGACGGGCGCTCAGACGGCCACGGACGAACCGTATCACCCGCACCTTTGCGACCTGTACGAGCCTCGCGGGCTGATCAACTTCGCCTTCGTGCTGGCCCACGGCGGCAGCGGGTCGAAGGAGGAAGTGGCGATCAGTTGGGGGATCAAGATCGGCACCGGACCCACGACCGTGAAGGCCGTGCGCTGGAGCATCCTCGCCAACCGGAAGTGCGCCGTTCTCGTGCCGCAGGGCGGCCACCTCGACGGCACCGTGACGGCGCTGAACCCCACAGGCATCAACACCGAGCGGGCCCAGAACCAGTTCCAGGGCGTGGCAACGTGGTCGAACCACTGCATGAACTCGGGCCGCGATGACGTGCAGTTTGCCAAGGACGCGGCAGCGTGGCTGCACGACCGCTACGGCTCGGTGTTCCGCATCTTCGGCGGCCACAGCAACGGCGGGATGATGGCCCACCGCTGCTGGACCGAGCACACCACCGGCCTCTACAACTGCTACGCGGCCACGAGCGGCGCAGCATCGGACTACTACCTCGACAACCCGACGACGCCGGCTATCGTCAAGCCGATGTACCAGCAGTTCGGCGCGCTGGACACCACGCTGCAGGTCTACCCCGGCCACTTCTTCGACGCCACGCTGACGCAAGCCGACACGCATGTGTCCGTGGCCGACGTGACCATCCCCGTCAAGTGGATCGGACCGTTCGAGCGCTTCAAGGCCCAGGTGGCAGCCTACAACACCTACAAGAGCCTGCCCGCCGAGACCGTGAGCGCAACGGTCGACGGCGTGAAGGTGGTTCAGGTGGACCTGTCGCTGACGGGCGGCGCCGGCACGCAGACCACCTGGACCTACTGCGGCGGCGCCATGGTGCTGCGCCTGCTGTCCGCGGCCTCGCACAAGGTCAAGTCAATGCAGGCGGCCACCAAGCGGACGCTGTTCGGAGACTTCATGACCTTCGCCGCGATGAACGTCGGGAACTGAAGCCATGCCCATCGTCATCCCACTGGAAGCGCCGACCGGCATGTCCTCATTCGACGCCTTCTCGCCCTACGTGCTGCCCTACGCGCCCGGGTGCCCTGACGCGACCATCGAGCATCACGTTCGCCTGGCGGCCATCGAGTTCTGCCGGCACACGAACGTGTGGCGGGCCGATCTGGCCGGCCTGGCCGGCGACGGGGTGGCGACCGAGTTCACGACGCCGCTGCCGACCGACGCCGAGGTGTCGAAGCTGCTGGGCGTGACGATCACCGCCACCGGCTACAGCCCCACCGACGCCACCATCAGAACGGCCGACGTTGGCGCGCGGATGGTGCGTGACGGCACGACCGACACCATCGCCTACACCGACGATCTGCGCACGCTGACCGTGTGGCCGGCGCAGGCCACCGGCAAGACGATCACCGCCACGGTGTCGCTCAAGCCGAGCATCACGGCCGCCACATTCCCCGATGCCCTGTTCGCGCACTACGCGCAGGACATCGCTGCGGGGGCGCTGGCGAGCATCCTGGCCATGCCCAAGAAGGACTGGACCGACGTTGCCACGGCGGGCATCAAGCAGGCCGAGTTCAACGCCAAGAAGGCATCGACCGCTCGCAAGGTGGAGCGCGGATTTTCCAGCAGCACGCGACGCTGCACGACACGCTGGTACTGAGGGACATCATGACGATCCAGATCATTCGACAGGCTTCACTCGGGCTGCCGCCGGGCGCCATTCGCACGCTCGACGCCAGCACCGAGGCGGCCCTGATTGCCGACAAGGAGGCCATCAGCGTGCCGGCGCCCAACCCGCCAGGCGACGAGGAAGCTGTTCGGTATGACCCGACGACTGGCAACCTGATCGGGGCGCGCGGGCAAATCCTATCCTCGGTGTCAGAGGATCGACTTTCCGTCGCCGAGGTAGCCCTCGCACGGTTTGTCGCGCTGGAGCGCGCGGCCCTGGATGCCGCCTACGACTCTGGCGGCTACCTCTGGTACGGCTGGACCGGGGCCAATACCAACAGCGACGGCAGCGGCAGCCCGATCAAAACTGCTGGCCAGCCCATCGGCCGGGTGATGAACCAGGAGGGTAACGCTGCGCTGTACGCGCTGCAGGCCACGGCCGGGAACAAACCGACCAGCGTCCTGCTGGCCAATGGCCGGAAGGCGTGGAGTTTCGACGGCGGCGACCATCTCGCGGCGGCTGCGACGGTTATCGGCGCATCGCTGACCGACCCGTACAGCCAGATTGCCGCATTCGTCTCGCCGGCGTCGATGGCGTCGCGGCTGCATATCCAGGGCGACGCGGCCCGCGGTCTGATCACGTCGTCTGGATCGCGATTTGGCGTCGCGCAGACCGGCTCCCAACTGGATGCTGATCTGCTCACGAGCGGCACCCCGTATGTCGGCAGCGCGATCTATGCCGGCAGCGGGGGCTTGATGTCGTTGTGGACAAATGGCGTCGCCAAGACACCAACGGTTGTCGTCAGCCCGTCAAGCGGCACCACGACTAGCTGGTACATCGGCCAGCGAGGAATCGGCAGCGAGTATTACAACGGCGTGATTGCGCTGTCGTTTGCCGCTCCGGGGGTTATCACTACCGAGCAGCGCCAGGCCATCGAGCGTTTTGCAGCCTACTACGTCGGAGCCACTTATGTCGGGTAAATACTCGCACCGGATGTGCGTCGCAACTCCGCTGCCGCCGGAAACAGCGGCGCTCATTGCGCGGGCGCTTGACCCGGACGTCGGGGGTCACCTCAATTTCGCGGGCCGGTCTGCGGGCCCAAACCCGCCACCGGCCACGCATGCAGTATGCGACTGCCTGATCGGCACCGCTTTTGCTGATCAGTGGATCGCGGTTGTTGCGATGCCTGCGCCTGATGTTGCTGCCGCGCTGCACAGCTACTGCGCGGCCGACTACGCCGCGCGCTGGCCTGCTCTGACGCCACCGACGCTGGCGCAGTGTGCGGCATTCCTGGCCGGGTCGCATGTGGCGATCGAGCCGGTCGGCAGGCTGCTGGCTGACGTGCTGGCCGGTTGGGGCCTGACGCTGCTGGTGCCGCCGCAGGCCGACTGACGGCCTGATTTCCCATCCCCTGCCGGTGAGGATTGAAACCATGACCACACTCCGCTCGGCCGCTGCAGCCC